TAAACGATAATGCAGGTGATATTATAGAAAAAACAAAATTACAATTAGAAAATTTAAGAGAGTATATACGAAACATATCAAAACAACCCCATTACGAAGCGGCATCTAAAGACTTTAAAACAGCAGAAGACCAAGTATTAGATGACGAAACTATAAACAAATTAAGAGAAAAATTTACACTTAAAAATTTAGACAACAGAGTAGAAGATGCACTTCCACTTATTAACAGAATAATGTCTGAATTTGAAAAAGAAAAAGAAGCACCTGTAACAGAATTAGATCCAGGTGACGAACCAATTGATGCGCCAATTCAACCAGCAGTTGATCATTCAATGATCGTCAAACAATTTTTAGCAAATCCAAACAGCAAAATATTGCTTAATAAAAATATGCCTGACGAGAAAAAATATGACGTTCCAAATGCAACACCAGAAGATACAAGAATTATGACAACACTTTCAGATATTGCATCTAGAATGCTAACAGACACTCCAGACGAAGACAGGGTGGCAAATTTTGCTTCTAGAGTAGCAGATCAAATGGAAAAATCCGGAATGCCTTTTGATCCTAAAGATCCTGATGCTAATAAAAATAGAGATATTGCTAAGGCATTGGTAGCAAAATACGACAAGGCCTCTGAAGAAGTTGATCCAGCAGACTTCAAAGCTAAAAAAGATATTAAAGGCAAACCACATTCATCAACAGAAGCATTTGAAAATTGGGTTAACGACATAGATGAATATGATAAAGAACCTACAGACGAAAAAGATAGAGAAGAAAAATTAAAAACATTACAAAATATACAAATGGATCCAAACACACCAAAGGATCATGATCTTGTACAAATGTTAAGAAAACGTAAACAAGAATTACAAAAAAAAGAACCAGCATTTGCAGGAGAACAAGTAACATTTGAAGATATTAAACCTTATGTGTCAATGTACAAAGATGATCAAACTGGTAAAATGACATATGACGTATTAGATAAAGATGGTGCATCAGCATTTAAAACAAGTGATTCAAAAGTAGCAATGGCTTATCTTTCTAAAAATTTTAACAAATTAAAAATGGATAAAGACGAAAGAATTGATCAAGGCATAGCACAACAAAAAGCAGATGCTGAAACAAATCCAGATTGGGGTAAAGATGTTGGTCCAGTTGATCCAGAAAAAGATCACAGAGAAATATCTCGTATAATGAAATACGAAGGAATAAACGAATCAAGAGCAAAAATTGTTGAATCAATTAAATCTAAAGTAGCATTAGATACAGCAGAAGCAGACGCAGAACTATCTAGAATAGTTCAACTTTCAAAATAATAGCATTTTACCAATAATAACAGTAGACAATTCATAAATATAGTAGTATATTATACGTAATGTTTAATATACATTTAGGCAGAAAACAAACATAGGCACACAAGGAGGCTTACATTATGGCTACATTGGCTGAAATAAGAGCGAAGTTAAAATCTCAAGAAGTGAATCGCTCCACTTCATCAACAGGCGGAGACAACGCCATCTATCCACACTGGAATATAAACGAAGGCTCAGAAGCAGTTGTTAGATTCTTACCAGATAAAGATCAAGGTAACACTTTTTTCTGGACTGAAAGAAACATGATCAAACTACCTTTTGCAGGTATTAAGGGTCAAACTGATTCTCGACCAATTCAGGTACAAGTACCGTGTATGGAAATGTACGGAAAAACTTGTCCAGTTTTAACAGAAGTTAGACCGTGGTTTAAAGATAAAAGCATGGAAGACATGGGTAGAAAGTATTGGAAAAAGAAAAGTTATATATTCCAAGGCTTTGTTGTTACAAATCCATTAACTGAAGAGACAGTACCAGAAAATCCAATTAGAAGATTTATAATTGGACCACAAATCTTTAATATAATTAGATCGGCATTACTTGATCCTGAAATGGAAGAGTTACCAACTGATTATGTAAAAGGTGTTGACTTTAGAGTTAATAAAACAACTAAAGGTGGATACGCTGACTACTCAACATCTAAATGGTCAAGAAGAGAACGTGCTCTTGATGAAACAGAAAGAGCAAATATTGATAAATTTGGCTTACATAATTTATCAGACTATAGACCAAAAGAACCATCTGAAGCAGAAATAAAAATAATCAAAGAATTATTTGAAAAATCTGTTGAGGGTGAGGCTTATGATCTTGAGAAGTATGGACAGTATTATAGACCTGCAGGCGTTGGTGCTAGAATATCTGTACCAACAGCAAGTAGACCTGCTCCAGTTGAGAAGACTGCTGATCCGGTAAATGCAGAAGTAAAAGTTGCAGAAACGGTAACAGCATCGGCTCCAGCAGGCGATAGTGCTAAAAGAGCAGAAGACATCTTGAAATTAATAAGATCAAGACAACAAAAATAATCTAACATTACCAAGGCCTTAAAATTATTGACAGTTAAGGCCTTGTGTATTATAATAAGGAGACTATGAAAACAGAAATTAAAAAAGCAATAGATTGGATATTATACAAACAAGTACCTGCTTGGGTATTAATTGTGATAGTTATCCTTTGGATTCTATTATAAAAATGACAAAACCGTTTGACGTAACAAAATTTCGAAAGAGTATTACGAAGTCTATTTCAGGACTTGGTATAGGATTTAATGATCCAACTGATTGGATTTCTACAGGAAACTATGCATTAAATTATTTAATAAGTGGTGACTTTAACAAAGGTGTTCCATTAGGCAAAGTAACAGTATTAGCAGGTGAATCGGGATCGGGTAAATCATTTGTAGCATCAGGCAATTTAGTACGTAATGCACAAAAGCAAGGCATTTATGTAATACTAATCGACTCTGAAAATGCACTAGACCAATCATGGCTAGAAGCACTTGGCGTAGATACTGACGAAAAGAAACTTTTAAGATTAAGTTTATCTATGGTTGATGATGTTGCAAGAACAGTTTCAGATTTTATGAAAAGTTATAAAGATGAACACGCTGATGACAAAGAAAACGCACCTAAAGTATTAATTGTAATTGATAGTTTAGGTATGCTATTAACACCAACCGATGTTGACCAGTTTGAAAAGGGAGAAATGAAGGGCGATTTAGGTAGAAAACCTAAAGCCTTAACAGCACTTGTAAGAAACTGTGTTAATATGTTTGGCTCTTGGAACGTTGGGCTTATAGCAACTAATCACACATACGCATCACAAGATATGTTTAATCCTGATGATAAAATATCAGGAGGACAAGGTTTTATATATGCATCAAGTATTGTAATTGCAATGAAAAAATTAAAATTAAAAGAAGACGAAAAGGGTAACAAAATTACTGACGTTAGAGGTATTAGGGCGGCTTGTAAAGTAATGAAAACAAGGTTTTCAAAACCGTTTGAGTCAGTACAAGTGAAAATTCCGTGGGATACAGGAATGGATCCATATAGTGGATTAGTAGACTTATTTGAGAAAAAAGGTATACTAGTACAAACAGGAAACAGGTTAAAATACGTAGATAGTGCTGGTAAAGAGCACATTGAGTTTAGAAAAGCCTGGGTCGGAGATAAATTAATGATGTTGATGAAAGATTTTGATAAATTATCAACAACAACAACCGAACCCAAGGACAAAAATAATGGCTGACATGACTCATGAAAATATTGAACGTATATGGAACTCACTACTACATTATCTACCAGAAAGAACTAAATCAGACGCGGCAATTGACTTTGTAAAAAGTTTAGAAGATATAGGTGTCGAAGAACGTGAAATTAAAGCATCTGCAGATTATGACCCTAAACTAGAAGAAGCAATTAATACTGTGTTTAATGAGGATGAAGACGAAGATGATTATTATAATGAGGAATAATGAATTGGTATAACGAAGTAAGTAGAAATTTAGATAAAATTCCTGATTGTATCAACTATTTTGATACAGAATTATTACAAGCAAAAAAAGAAATTAAAATATTCGGTAGTCTTGAAAAGGCAAGTGCTTCTTTACCAGGTATTGTAGAGCAAAGATTTTCACAATTACAACAACTAGAAGCAATATTAGAATATCTTAACATTGAATTAAGACGTATAAGATCTAAAGCATTTATAAAATATTTTGAACATTACAATAGAGCATTGAATAGTAGAGAAGCCGAAAAATATGTTGACGGTGAAACAGAAGTAATTGATTATCAAAAACTTATAAATGACTTTGCTTTAGTAAGAAACCAATGGCTAGGCATTACCAAAGGTTTAGATCAGAAACAATGGCAAATAACAAACATTGTTAAATTGCGAGTAGCGGGTATGGAAGATGCCAGTATCAAATAGAAAAAGAAAAAAATATTACAAAATCGCTAAACTGCAACTGTATGGACCAGATATGGAACCACAATTTGTATTTGAGGGTTGGGTTGAGGATTATCCAGAAATAAAAAAATTATATAATGAAGATAAACTTAAAATAATATCCGACATAGACGAAACAATGACCATTAAAGCAAAATTTACAGAAAAAGAATTTTTAATATGGCGTCTTAAAAATTCACACTGGTTAACATATGAACAATAGAATTATACTTACAGACGTAGACGGAGTATTATTAGAATGGGAGCACCATTTTACTAAATGGATGTTACAACGAACACTCTTTGATGAAAAAGGAAGCAGGTATCACCTATATAGATTGTTAAAAGATAAAGAAAACACTTACGAAATGGCAGAACGTTTTGGTGTTACTATACCAGAAATTAGAAAAGAGATTAGAGAGTTTAACAGAAGTGCTTGGATGGGAACACAACGGCCTATGCCAGATTCACAAACTTGGGTTAAACTACTACACGCAGAAGGTTGGACTTTTATACCAATTACATCACAAACATCTGACAAACCAGCACAAGAATTACGTAAAAAACGACTAGAAGAACTATTTGGCAAACAAGTTTTTTCAAACTACCACATATTAGGTACAGGAGCAGATAAAGATTCAGCATTAGCAGAGTTTCACAACACAGGGTTATATTGGGTCGAGGACAAGCCTAAGAACGCTTTAGCCGGGCTCAATTACGGTTTAAAGGTTATAT